TCAGTTTTCGCTTTCCTCTGAGCTGTACTCCACATCGGAGAGCTTAACCTCAAGCTCTAAGCCCGTCGTGAATCCATTATTATTCAGATTGTGAGTTACCTTACTGATTAACCAAGACTGCTCATCTATGACGCGCTTAAAGCCCGACACGCGCACCGGTGTCTCAGGGAATAAATCAGCCCGACCGAGCGCCAGTGTAATTGAAAACTCCGCAACGCCTCGCTGCAACTTATCCCACTTGGCCTGAGCGGCACGCATCGCCTGAGCCTTTGAAGCGTAGACCGTCGTCAGCGCCAGCACGTTATCGGCCTCACCGGCCATATACTCACCCTCGCGGGCTTCATGCTCTTTTTGGGCCTTTGTCTTTTTGCTGACCGGCTTTGCTTTCGGGTGCTCCAGCGCACGCAGGTGCTTCTCTTTTGGCTGGCGTTTCAGCGTCACTTTCTGTTTTTGCGGCTTCGGGTCTTTGGTGTGCAACCATTTAGCTGTTACACCGGTATAAGCTCCGCGGTCGGCAATGGCAAACTGATGACGATCGCCGTCACTGCGGGTCAGCGTCATTTGTGGAATGGGCTTACCGCTGGCCGTCAGCGCACTACCGGCTTTCAGAAACAGTAGTTTTCCCGCTTTAACCGATACAGTCGCTCCGTTTCGGTCAGCCAGCCGGGTAAGAAATACCGCGTCGGATTCCTGCGACTGGTCGATATGCGGTACCGGGATTTGTTTCAGCGAATCCGCGACGCTGGCCGTCAGTTTGTTACGCTTTGCTATGGTGCTGACCAGTTCGCCGAGGGTGGTGTCGTGCCATGATTCCTCGCGCCGTGAATTGAGCGTGCCGCGAAAGTCTGCACTACGCGCCCGGATGGTCAGGGTATCAGGCGCGCCCCGGTGCTCAATCTCATCGACCGTAAAATCGCCTTTATTCAGAAGCGCCGAACCTTGCCAGCCAAGCCACAGCGTCAGCACCGCCCCGCGCAGGGGTAATTCGACTTTTCCGTCGGTATCGTCGAGCTCAATGTCGAGCTGGTCAGCCTCAAAACCCCGGTTGTCAGTCATGGTGAGAGAAATCAGCCGGTCACTAAAATTGCTGGTAATGTCCTGGCTGTTCAGCGTCAGCATAAATGCCGGTGCAAGGCTTGCCCCGGCATCAATGGTCATGCCCGTCATCATGCAGTCAGCCCTCCGAGCATACCCTGTAGCTTATCGGTCAGCTTACCGGCTGTGCCAAGCAGCTCGTTGGCCTGCTTATTCAGGTCACCAAACATCGCCGCCAGTGATTCGTCGACCCGTTTCAGTGAAAGCGTGAAATCAATCTTTCTGGCCGCGCCATCACTGAAAAATTCAGTGTGTGTGGTCGAGACTTTATCGACGATATACATCCCGAGAATATTGCCGGTACCCTCAATCAGCGGCCACGCTCTGCCCTCGTCGGCCATCAGCTCAACAGCCCTCAGTGATATACGGCCACCGGTAATGGCAGGGTAAAGTGTACCGGCAAGCTGAATGGAGGTTTCCCCCTCACCGAGAAACTGATAAGCGGGGGGGTTACCAACCCTGTCATTAGACACCCAGCGGTAATCCTTCGAGTGTTGCATCGACTGATAAGGCAGGGTGCGGCGTTCAAACACAAACATTCCTAGTGCAAGCATCATAATCTGTGTCTCCTCAATCGTGCATCATGCTGGCGCGGGCTTTGGCTCGCTTGTCGCGTTCATACTTTTCTAACGCATCCTGCAACTGATTACCCAACTGACCGCCCGGAGCGCCACCACCCGGCAGGGTGATTTGATAGGTTGGGCTGCTTTGGTCAATGTAGGTACGACCAGCGGGAGCCGTGACGGGCTGATAAGCCCGATACCCACCAAGCGAGCTGGTCGTCGGAATATATCCTCCGCCCTGACCAACCGGCGGCACTTTCGCTGTTTCCTTATCAATGCTGCTCGATTCTTTTTTAACGAGGCCTAGTTTTTCGAGAATTACATCGAGGCCACCACGCAGCTTATTGAAAATATTCAGAGGCAACATCAGCGCATCGGCTAGCGCTTGACCAAATATGACGCCGACATTTTTGCAGCTATCAAGCCTTTCCTGTGTGGCCTTGACCGGTGCTATCAGGTCTTTAAACCACTGCCAGACGCCGCGCAGTTTCTCGCCGAGACCATCAAAAATGGGAGCCAGTGGAGCGAACATTTCCCCGACAGGGGCAAAGGCGCTCATGATGCCCTCAATCACCCCCGAGAAAAATGCGCTGATGGGCTCCCAATATTTACGGATGAGTAGCGCCCCGGCCACAATCGCCGCCCCCACTGCGACAATCGGCCAGGTAATCGCGCCGAGTGCGGTCACAATGGCACCACCGGTGACAGTAAAGACCGTACCCAGCACGCCAGCAGCAGCGATAATGGCGTTAATCCCCATAACAACCGGCCACGCAACGAGGCCAATACCGCCGATGATACCAATCAGAGCCAGTGCACCACCGGCGATGATGCCGATAGTTTCCGCTAACTCCTTGTTGTCTTTGAGCCAGTCATCAAGCTTTAACACATACCGCGTTGCTGTCTGAGTTAGCTGACGCAATGAGCTATCTTGCTGGTCGTAGAGGTCGGTGCCGACGGCCTCATAAGCGGATTGAAACTCTTTAAAGTCGCCGCCGAGGTTATCCTGCATGACCTTAACCAATTCCTCGGTTTTACCGTCAGAATCCTTAATTATCTTGGTCAGTTCATCCAGTTTTCCACTGGCCGCTGCGGCCATTAACACACTTGCAGCGGAACTGGCTTCCTCGCCGAATATCGTTTTCATATACTCGGCTTTTTGGCCTGTACCGAGATTGTTGCGTTTAAAGCTGGCTTGTATTTCTTTCAGGATGGTAAAGATTGGCCGTGTATTGCCTTTTTTATCCATCGTCTTAACGCCAAGCTCTTTAATGGCATCATAGGCTTTGCCAGTTGGAGCCTGCAGGCGACTTAAAACAGCTCGGCTACCGGTTCCCGCCATCGAACCTATGATTTTTGCATCGTGTAACGCACCCAGCATCGCGGCGGTTTCTTCCAGGCTGACACCGGCATCTTTGGCAACTGGACCAACATATGTAAGTGAGTCGTTTAATCCCTCAAATGATGCCTGTGTTTTATTTATCGCCATCGATATAACATCTGCTATATGCGATGCCTTGTCATCTGCGAGCCCGAATGCCGATTTGGTGCCAATAAGCAAAGCGGCGTTTTCCTCCATAGTTTTTTTATTTGCCAGCGACATATTCAGAATGGCCGGTGTTTGCGCCACTATGCCGTCTTTATCTGCGCCAGATTTGGCTACGATAATCTGCGCGGCGGCGGCATCATCTGCTGAGGCCGCTGAATTATCGCCGAGCTGGCGCGCCTGTTTGCGTAACGCCTGCATTTCTGGCGACTGCTTATCGACCCCGAGCACAGCCTGCAGCTCGGAGTTTTTCTGCGCAAAGTCATAACCGGGCATCAGCAATTTAACCCCGGCCATCGTTCCCGCTGTCGCAATACCGACCCCGGCAGCACCTGCCGCAGCCATGTTACCGGCAAGCTCCTTGCCTGATTTATATCGCTCTTTCACGCGGCTTAATTTCGCCTGCTGCGCACTGACGCGCGCCAGTGCCTCGCGCTGGCGGTTAAGCTGCGCTGTTGTTTCGCTGATGGAGGTTTTGAGTCGACGCTCATCGGCAGACAGGGTGCGGGTGTTAATACCGGCCTGCATCAGTTCGGAGCGCTGGCGCTGTACCGACGTTCTCAGGCTGTTGAATTTCGTCTGCAGCTCAGTGGCGGCACGTTTCGCCGCTTCGAGTGCCTGCGCCTGCGCGCGGGTCGGACTGGTGGTATTTTTAAACTGCACGGCCAACTCACCGGCTTCGCGCTTCGCCTTGTCAAGCGCCTGACCGGTTACGGCCAGTTGCGCGCTTGCCTTACGAAAGCCGTCGATTTTCGACGCCTGACCGTTCAGGTCGCGCAGACCCTTTTGTGTGTTGCGAATATCACCCGACAGGGTTTTACTCGCGGTCTGGATGGATTTAAGCGGTCGGGTCGCCTGGTCGACCGCTTTCAGCAATACCTCAAGCCTCAGGTTATTACTCATTGTGGTTTCCGCTACGCTGCAGCGCCTTTTCGCGCCATGTGATGAGCTCGGTCAGGCTCAGGGAACAGAGTTCTGATGGCGGCCAGTGGAATATCACTGCGATATCCGCCATCAGGTCATCAGTCGACAGGTCTGGCGGGAAGTCTATTCCGCCGAAGCCGGTGACAAAAAACCAATCACCTTAGCGGCCAGCGACAACATATCGGGCAGGTTCATCGCGGTAAGCTCCTGCGCGGTGAGCGCGGGGTAGGTCATGCGGGGCAGTACCTTAATCAGGGCGTCGACTTCGGACTGCGCCACCGCCGCCAGACTGACGCCGCGCAGGGTACCGGCGTTCGGCTCAATCAGGGTGACTTTATCAATCGTCTGACCGGCGCGCTTAATCGGTTTGTCCAAGGTCACGACGTTCGGGTTTACGGTGTCAATTTCATTGCCAGCCGTATCAATAAATTCAGCGGTTTTACGTGGTGCTTTTGCCATGATGTTTTTCTCTGTTCTGAATGGGGTTAATAACCGGCCAGCAGTGCTGACCGGTCAGGGAATTACAGCCCGATTGCGCGGCGGTGCTGTTCCAGACGGTCGACGCCGTTCACCTTCTCGACCATGTTGACGGTGTCGATTTCGATGACGTCGCTGCCATCAATCGTGAGGCGGTAGTAGGTGCAGACAGTCGACAGTTTGGTCGAGGTGTTTTCACCCTGCTTATTCTCGCCGCCGTCGATTTCTTTATGACGGCCACGCATGACCACCTCGACCGCCACGATTTCGCCGGTATCGTCGCGCTGGTAAGAACCAGCAAAACGCAGCGGCACAGCATCAGCGCCCGGGGCGGCGTACTGCGCCCACAGAGCCACATCAGGCAGGCCACCGACAGACCATTCGACGGTGAGCGCATCATCGTCGAGGCCGAGGTCAATCGCTGCCGCGCCATTCATACCGCCGCCGCGATAGTTTTCGAGCTTGCGGGTCAGTTTCGGCAGCGTCACGGATTCAACAACACCCATGTAGCTGAGGCCGTCATTGAACATATTCAGGTATTTGAGTTTACGGGGTAGTGCCATGTTGTTTCAGGCTCCTTAGCTGTTGACCGATTCGGCCAGATTCACCAGATATTTATCGGTGATACGCTGGCGCAGGGTCAGGCTTTCCAGTGGCGGAACTGGTGTATAGTCGTAGTCGATATACAGTTTCCCGGCCTTGAGGGTTTCCTTGTCGTTCGATTCCTCATCGAACCAGCATTTACCCTCCACGATGTAGCCGTTTGATTTCAGCTCGCGGAATTTGGCGTTAATGCCGTCAACAATGTCACGAATGAGCGTGGCGGTAATGGGCTTGTCGACCGCCCACATGTGCGCCTCGGCCATCGTGTCGGCCAGTACCTGCGCGGTGCGAGTGTAGTTCTCAAACAGAAAAAGCGGGTCATCCGAGCAGGTGCGGTTACCCCAGAAGCGGAAACCGTCCTTGCGTACCAGCGTTGTAACCCCGGCCTCGTTGAGCAGGTCAGCATCGGTGCCGGATGCCTGCAAATCCCAGAACACTGAGGCGCTGATGCCGGTAACGCCCTGTACACCAACGTTAGACAGGGTTTTGTGCCAGCCGACAGTCTGGTCGATGTAAGCACGCAGGCCTAGTGCACGCGCAGTGGCGTAAGCCGCTGCGGTGGTATTTTTGACGGTGTCCCACGCGAGGAAATCAGGCCAGATAACCATCAGCTCGCGCTGGCTGAAATTTTTACGATATTCCATCGCTTCGGAAATAGTCTTACATCCCCACGCGCTGACGTAAGCAAATGCACGTAATTTAATGGCAGCCGACGCAAGCGCGACCGCGACCTCTTTAGTATCCAGCCCCGGCACCCCAAGAATACGCGGCTTGACGCCGGTGACGGCCTGAGCAGTCAGGAGAGCCTTGATACCGGTGTATTTACCGTTCTCATCCGTACCTCCGATAATGTTGGAAACAGTCTGTGCGAGCGCAGCTTCCTCGTCATCGCCGGCTCCATCCTCAACACGTACAACAACAGTGACGGGTTTTGACTGGTCTGCGATGGCCTGCAGTGATGCAGCCAGCGTGCCTTTTTTACCGGCTTTCGCAATGGCGCTTTGCACATTGGTAATCAGTACCGGTTCATTGAGGGGAAATAGCGTGGCATCTGCATCGCTGGCTGTACAAACCATGCCGACGACCGCAGTCGCTACTGTGGAAATAACACGCGTACCGTCATTAATTTCGATGACCTGCGTGCCGTGGTGAAAATCACTCATCCGGTTAACTCCGTGGTTAAGGGGTGAGTATATTTTCAGGTCAGTACACAAGAGGGGGCTATTTGTACCGGCTGTCAGGTTGATGGCACAACGACAGGAAAAAGAAAAGGCGGGTAATAAACCCGCCTGAATATTTAGCGTGGTATATCCGGCCAGTCAGCCAGTACATCACTCCTGTGGTAATGAAGGCCACCTGATTGCTGTGAAGGTGGCCTCATCTGAAACGCCTGTTAAGTCCAGCGATTTAAGAACATTGATATAATTCATCCACATAATTAAGGTCGCTTTATTTTCATCACTGATAATCCCCAGAGTTAATTCTGTGCGCCAGTCCTTAATGGCATTGTCTGCATCGTTAAGTAATTTCTGCCGGGTGGTTTCGGCCTTAGCCTGATAATCCACCGGAACTGGTAAAACCTTACCATCCCTGTACAACCATGAGCCATCACCACGGCAATCATCAGGACAGTCAGCAGCGTCTATTTCCGCAACAGACATATTAACCGGCCACAACATTGATACAGAATATGTGTTGCCACGTTGCGGGACTGGCTTATTAACAACACCCCAGATAACCCCTTCATGGTCGTACATTATTTTTGCAGTATCATCAGAAAATAATGACTGACACTCATACCAGTCCTGTCCGTCGTCCGACTCCAGAAAATATGCACCTATATTTATTTCGGCCTGAGTTTTATCCCTGTTTACAGGCGCGTCAATCAGTCTGAAATTTTTAATATCCTGATATTTTTTCATTATACCGTTCCCCCTTGTACGGTATACCACTGATTACCGACTCGTTTTTGCAAAGGCGCATAAGCAATACCATCAATATTTTCGCCCTGATAATCTTTCCAGACGGAGGTAACTACATATCCGGGAGTGTTAGGCCATGACCCTGCATTGTTCCAGGTAGTCACTGATGTGCCAGCCCCTAACTGAACATCTAAGACGATATTATTATTAATCCAGGTACTTAACCAGCCATTTCCCCATAGCGAACCAAAGATATCACCGTTATTCTGATAGATGGCCCCGCCTGCACGCAGTACGTTAGCGGTGATATCGCCATTGACCGCAAACAGGACTGAACCATCAGGGTTTCGCTGGCTGTATAACTGCCATCCCTGATCATCATCCAGTTCAATTACAGTGGGCCTGTTTGCGTCGCCCCATAAGTTAAACGTGGCTGTCATTGTCGAATTATTATTACTCGTTAGTGACAGTTTTTTTTCTTTGCCTGCGCGAATAGCTCCCAGAACCATCATTTCACCGGGAGCGACACGAACGGTGTGCTGGCTGTTCGCGTATGTATCCAGTATCCCGTCACCGTTCTGTTTAAAACCGGTATCGTTATCACCGAGTACAATTGAATTACCGCCCAGTGCATTGTCAGTACCAATGCTTAACGGACCGTTTAGCTGTCCCCCTGTAATCGGCAATGCACCCACATCACCGGCTGTTGGTTTCATCAGACTACTGTAAATTGTATATGTCTGACCGCTGGTTGAGTTTCCCGGCTGTACTGATGAATATTCAGGCGTACTGTGCAACGTGACATTTGCATTACCGGTGTAGTCATATTGCGCAATTAACCAGTACGCATACTGGCCGATATTAATATAAATATCGTAGGTGTCGCCTGATGTATTAACCCATGCGACCTCGTTAGCCGCAGCAGGCGAGCGTCTCCACAACGTGGCAGTTATTCCAACAGGTGAACCATTACCGGCACGCAATACCAGTTCGCTGATTGCCGCCTGTTCAGGTGAACCAGCGTTAAACCCCGCCCCACCGTACAGTTTAATCACCGCTGTTGATGTAGCCTGCGGCATTACAACCGTGGCGATTTTGTACCATCCAGAAGCATCATTAAATGTGATGTTGGTAGAGGTCACGGCACCGATAGTTCTCGCAAATTGTTTTTTGTCAGGAATATCGCCGCCATTACTGTTTTTCGCCAGCCGCCCGTTCGCATTATCCATAGCCGTTTTAACCGCTTTCGGCGTTGCGGCCAGCGTCTCAGACGTGCTGTCAGTGGCATTGCTGAGCTGGATAATCCCTTTACGCGCTGTAGTGGCGTCCTGAGCTGTATATTTCGCGTTAGCAAGGTCATATGCCACCTTGACCGCTTTCGGTGTCGCGGCAAGCGTCTCAGACACACTGTCAGTGGCATTGCTGAGTTGCACAATGCCTTTACGCGTTGTAGTGGCGTCCTGAGCTGTATATTTCGCATTAGCAAGGTCATACACTGTCTTGACAGCTTTCGGCGTCGCTGCGAGCGTTTCAGACTCGCTGTCTGTCGCGTTACTGAGCTGAGTAAACCCTTTTTCTTTAAGAGTGGCATCAGGATGACGACGGGATTTTTCATGTTCGGCGAGCCTGTCGTCGACATAATCCTGCGTCGCCATCACCATCGTTGAGTCAATGGACAGCGCCACAGACTCGACACTGCTGACAATAATGACCATGCGGCATGTCTGCGCACGCCCTGAGCCCTCAGCCAGTTCTGGCTTGTAGCTTTCGGCCATATTGGCAACAGCAATCAGCGTCCCTTCATCGTCGTAAAGGCCAAGCTCACGCATCCAGAAGCCGCCCACCTCCGGCGGAATAACCAGCTCGGCCACAATGTAATTACTGTACCGGTTGTCCTGGCTGATTTTATTCAGAGTATGACGCCAGACCTCATTAACAAGCTGCGTCTGACCGGCATCAGGCTCCGGCAGCTTTCCGCCGCCGTCACCAACAGCCATAACGTTAAGATTTATTTTCTTACCGCCCGGCATGGTGGCTGCAGCAAGCTTAGCGGCTCCGGCAGTGGTGATAACGGTTTTAAATTTCGTGCTCATTATTCCTCACTTATCCCGGGTAAACCGTAATAATATCGCCGTCGCAGGACACGCCGCCGGTATACAAATAACCGGGAATGTCCTGGACAATATTCAGGCCAGTCAGATGACGACTGGCTGGTTTTGCATCCGCAATCAGTCGTTCCATTTCGAAATACATTTCTTCGGTAATGCCACTTTCAAGCACCCCGATATCAAGCCGGAATGTGCCTGGCGTGTCGCCGCTTTCCCACCATTCCGTTACATTGATGACATAGCCGAGTGGCTCCACTACCCGACGGATTGCGCCGATAGTCCCCTTGTGGCAGTGAATGAAATATGCATCACGGATAACGGCACGTTTTGTTCCCTCCGGCCAGTTCTCATCCCACCGGTCGACAGAAAACGCCCACGCCAGCCACGGCAGCAAATTTTCCGGACAGGTGTCAGGGTTCCACAACGCGCGGATGTTGACCGGCGTTCTTTCAATCTCGGCACATGCCCTTGCGGCGGCAACCTCCAGTGGCGATGAGCCTACCGGCAGCAATCGTGAGTCATTCATCAGAGCCCCCGATTACAAGGCTGTAGTCAGTGCAAAAGGACGCCTGTGTGTTATCGAGAACAATATCCGTGACCGGTGCCGCCAGCTCCACCCGCTGAACCCCCTCAACATGCAGGGCGGCATAAATCGCTGATTTACGGATATCGCGCCCGAGGCGGTGCTGCGCGCTGATATAGGCTTTCATCTTTGCCTCAGCCGCCGCCCTGATGGGTTCACTTTCCGGGCCGGGATAAAGATAAAGCGTGGCGTTAATCTGGTAGTTAACAATTTCGGCTGACTGTACCGTCACCCGGTCAGCTACCGGCCTGACATCTTCTGCGTTCAGGGCATTGCGCACAATTGCAAGCAGTTCCTCAGATGCGACGCCGTTGTTTTCACGAGACAGCACGGAAATCGTCACACAGGCTGGCGACGGGCTGATAACTGAAATATCGCCGACGCGCCCGTCAGCACTACGGCCATGATACTGGTACGATCCGACAGACCCCGCCACGCTCAGTCCCTCAAAAGCCTGCTGTATACGCAGACGATAATCTGCGTCGAGTTCCATTTCTGCCGGAGTGGGTGGAATGGTGGTGTCATCAGCAGGCGTGACGACAAGGCGCTCAACACTGAAATTCGCCCCGATATTATCGAGGTCACTGTCTATGGCATAAGCCAGCATCACTGCGCGTGCAGCTTCATTGACACGCTGACGCCAGATAACCTCGCGGTAGGCGTTTTCCTGCAGCAATTTAACAACTGGCTCAGACTCAAGTGCGAGCGTCCGGGCGACGGCTTCCTGCTGGTTTTCCGGATAGAGCGAAATCAGCGTTGCAATGCGCTCCGCAAGGATAGTTTCATAGTCCAGTTCCTCGACCACATCAGGAACAGGTAGCAGACTCAGGTCAACAGTTGCCATAGTGGTTTAACTCAGTGAAACAGTGGTTGAAACTGACGCACCGGTATCGGTACGCATCCCGGTAATATCGACATACATTTCGCCAGTGTCGCCACGCTCAAAGCTGATTGAGGTAAGCCTGATGCGTGGTTCCCATTTCTGGATCGCGGAATAGCACGCCACCATGATTTGCAGCCTGAGCGCCGGGTTTTGCGGCATATCAATCAGCGCAGACAGGAGCGAGCCATATTCACGACGCATTACCCGCGAGCCGACCGGCGTCAGCAGAATGTCGCGCATGCTCTGGCTGATATGCTCACTGTCACTGATAGCGAGGCCGGTATTGCGGTTCATCCCCATATAGCGCGCCGTCATCTGGTGCCCTCCGTCCAGCTCCCGCCCCGTTGCACGCCGCCGTGACCGTGGTCATCGACCTGTACGCCGTTTGATTTCAACGTGCCACCGGTATGTTCGATGTTTCCCCGCATGGTGCCGCCTTTCTGCACCTCAAGCGTCGCCGTCGTCAGTTTGTTGGTGCATACCACCTCCGGGGTGTCGAGGGTGATACATTCTGCCGCTTTTACCAGTACCACCGGCACGGTGGCGGTAATGGACTCCGATGCCGTCACATCGGCAGTCTTGATGCCGCTGACCGTCAGTGCACCGGTTTCCGGCTCATACTCCATAACAGCGCCGTCGGGGAACACCACATGCCACGCATCCGCCGAGGCTGACGGGGCAGGGTTATCGTCGGAGAAAATCCCCGGCAGCACGAAAGCAGTATCAAGCTCGCCACCAATTGCCAGCAGCAGCACCTGCTCACCGACCGAGGGAGCCCACCATGTCCGCGAACGACCGGCGCGGGTGGTCAGCCAGTTCAGCCATGCAGTCTGGATCCCGCCGCTTTGTACGCGGCACAGCCCCTGCGCGGTATCGACCTCAGTCACCACACCTGAGCGGATGAGGTTGCGAATCGCGCGCGCGAGCTCCTGTATTGTGGATAACGTATTCATAGTGCAAGGATGCCTCTGGTCTGGAGTCGCGCCAATTCGCGCGGCTCCGGTGGTGGTTCACACAATATTTATTTACCGAGATGCCTGATAATGATGTCTTCAATCATCTGCTCATCGTCGCGGGTGAAACCGAGCAACGGGCGCGCCGCGTACTGCACATCCCGGCTGTGACGATTTGGCCGGTCTTTTAGACCATACTGATGCACCCGCGCCATGCGCTGTACCCTGCCGGTAAATTCCACCACCGCCGCACTGTCGCTGCCTTTGGCTTTCATAAAGCGGTTAGTGCGCAGTCTGGCGAACATTTCGCGTCTGATACGGCCTTTCTTACTTCGCACCGGCTGGCGCTTTCGGGCGGCATACGGGGTACCGTCGGGTGCCTGCTGTCGCCTGATGCGCTGTTGCTGACTGGCGCGCAGTTTTTTTGCAATGTCAGCCGCCATTTGACGACGCGCCGCCGGTGACAGGCTGGCAATCAGACCGGCAAGGCGCTCCTGCAGCGCGGTTAACTCACTCATCCCACTTACTCACCAGCTCGCCGTTAACGTACAGCTCGACCGGGCGCGTCACTGGCTCAGGCAGCGGTGGCTCAGGGGCATAGCTGACATGCAATGCGCCGTCGACCTCTTTGACGAGCGTGCGCTCGGTGAGTCTCAGGCTGATACTGATATCGAGCGAATCGTCGTTATTGATATCAATCATCCATGTGAATCCTTTCTCCCGCCCGTCGTCGGTGGTCATAATGTCCGGCTGATGCTCACGCAGCCATGCCTGTACCGGCACAAATATCAAATCGAGGTCGCCGGTAAAGTCAGTCACCACCACGTTAAGCACGTACACCTTTTCAAACGACAGCGAGCTCTCCAGTCGGGAATCCGTATGCCCGTTATCAGCGAACAGGCGCAGCATATCGGGGTTGTTTCGAAGCTGCGGCACAGCGTTAATCAGCGCCTTGCGCAGGCTTTTGTGCTTCTGCATCGAGTTCATCCTGACAGTGTTTGACGGTTTTGACCTGCAGCGCGCAGGCGGTCAGCGCGCCCTCAAGACGGCGAATATCTGCGCTCAGGTCGCCATTGGTTTTCGGATCACTTTCCGGCATCGGGCAAAGGCTCACCCTCGGGCATCCGCTGACCACAATCACCGGCGCTGGCGCAGGCGGCGCGGGTGTGCAGCCTGCGCACAGCATCAGGCAGAGGAGCGTTATACCAGCGGCGAAAGGCTTCATTTTCATCAAGTAACCTCGTTACTGTCTGCTCGCGGCGGTTTGCTTCTGCGCCTGCCTTTGCGAGCTGTTCGCGCAGTGCCACCTGCGCGGATTCATTACGTCGGGCGAGCTGGCCGGCGACACTGAGCTGATTTTTCAGCATGCCAATCGTCGCCTTTTGCTCGCTCGCAACGCGGTTTGCCGTCTCAAAGGAGCGGGATAAATTGCCATTCTCATGGCGCAACCACATCAGACCGAGCACGGCCAGCACAAACAGCGTTATCAGGACTTTCATGCCACCACCCCGCCAGCCGTGCGCCAGACGGTAACCAGCTTTTCGAGACTGTGCTCGCGCTGGCCGTAACCGGCACCCGGCAATGACGCCCAGATATTCCGGCAACGGGAAACAGCACGCTCAATACGCCCCGCCCGGATATCGTCAATAGCACCGCGCTCCCGGATTAACTGGATCGCGAGCTTGTCCTGCGACAGTGGGCTGAAATCAGGCAATGCGAGCTGTTTTTTATAGTGCGGCCAGAACATATAAAGCTGCTGGTAACGCCCCGATGCCGTGGATTTCTCACCACGGCGATTAAACACTTTCGCGGGTCGGCCATGTGCGAAAGGGTGGTCGCTGTAATCGGTGAAAATCTCTGGCCTGCCATCAAGGCCGGTAACAATGACGTCGTAGCCACGGTTTTTCGTCAGCGGATGGTTCGCCGTTCCTTCGGAATACGCCAGCATGTCCAGAAAGGCGGCGATATTCTGGTGAGTATTAATGACCGGCATCGCCTTCCCCCTTCTGTGACTTAAAGCGGCGTTGAATGGCGATTTCCACCACCTGATAACCGGCAATACCGAGCATGGATCCAATACCGCACACAGCGGGCAGTGACATATCAGGAAACTGCACCAGAACAACACCGGCGACCATTGAGACAAAACCGCCGAGCAACATGCGCCCGATAAACAAACGCGGGGTGATGGGTTCACCGCCTGCCAGCACTTTTCCGACCACAATCAGTGCCCCAATCACAAACAGTGACAGGACGCCTTTTTCCCCTTCTGTCATGGTTTACTCCCAAAGATTGATAGTTTCAGTTACGGGTGAAGACGGCACATCCGGCAGCTCAATTGCCGTGCCATGCGGCAGAATGACGCCCAGCTCAGACAGGCCGGGATTAGCCTGCAGCACCGTTTCAACAACGCCCTCAGTGCGCCCGTAATACCGGGCGCAAATCACGTCGAGGGTGTCGCCCTGCATCGCGTAGACTTTCATCAGAGCTGGCCCACGATGCAGCGCGGTTTGTCCTGCAGACGTGCGACCGACCAGCGCATATCCCGCCACAGGTCATCAATGGTGGTTTCGACGCTGTCGGCTTTTTTGTCACCCTTGCCGGTGGCTTCAACACCGCGATAGCGCTCGTACAGGGTGGCGGTTGCCATCGCCGTCACGGCGCTCAGATAGTGGAAAATACGCACATTCTCGCCGTCGATTTCCTCAGCAGGCACGTCGGCCAGATGCTTAAACCCGGCGGCAGTCTGGCGCAGCCGGTAGTCGTAAAGCTCCGCATTGGTTTCCGCCATGCCGGTTCTGATGGCATGGCGCAGGCGCGCATCGGAAACCGTCTGCTCAAGCCGCATCAGCTCGCGCACGCGCTTCGGATCCACATCAGGGAAAAAGAACGTGTTTTTAATTACTGCATCGCCCGTCTCCGGTACGGGAATCACCACGCCCGGTACGTCCTGTGGTTCGTCGGGCTGGTTCAGAATCACTGTCGTCATGACAACCTCATCAGGTTGGGCGGTGGACGCCGGTCGCCGTCAGGGTCAAAACCCGCTTTGACCGGCGTGCCGCCCGGCTCGGGGAGCGTTCAGTTAACCGGCGGTTTTTACCGCCTTTGGTGGACGCCCGCGCTTTGCTGCCGGTCTGGCGACAGGTTTGCGCGTACGCGGTTTAGTCGTTTTACGGGGTGGTGCCTCCGCTTTTGGCTTCAGTGCGCGTTCCAGCCGCTCAATCTCCTTGCGCACACCGGCATTGCGGTCGAGCTGCATCGCGCGCTGAAACTGCGCCAGCGCCTCTGCATTCATACCGGCATCACGCAGGGTCAGGCCTGTCACCTTATGCAGACGGGCGCGCACCATATCGGGAACGTCAGCACCGTCGGTCAGGTCGATAGTGGTCTGCAGCCAGGAAAGGTCGACAGACTCACCGGCATTGCGCAGACGCTGCGCGGCAAGCGCCACTTCCTCAACCAGCATGTAAGGTGTTGTGCGGCGATGGTCAGAGGTGAGGCCGTATTTCAGCGCGTAGGGGGCAATTTCCAGCGCGCCAGCGATATCACCGGCATCAAGACGCCACAGCATGACGGTCATAACAATGTCATCCTGCGCACCACGCCCATCAGTCAGCACACCGGCGACCCACGGCGCATAGAACGGCAGCAGCTCGCGCTTTTTCTCGGCTTTACGTTCGTTTGAACGGATGTTTTTTAACGTGCGGCGGTCATCGGCCAGCTTAACCAGCATCTGCTCATAGGCGGTTGCATGGCGCAGCGGGGCTTGTTCCCGCTGCGCGGCTTGAGAGGCCGAGACCCGCATCATGTGACGCTGTGCGGGGCTCGTCATGGTTTAGGCTCCGCTTTCCGGTGCTGCAGGTGCAGTGAAATCGCCCAGGGTGATGTTTTCCAGCAGGCACCCGGCGGCATACGCCTCGACCACATAGTCGATATTCATCGACTCGTAGTTTTCCACGCAGTCTTTTTTCGGGTTTTCATCAATGCTGCGGCGGTGGCTCTCATCCATGAAATAGATAGAGAGGTTTTCCAGCGTGGTCACTAACACGGCATTCGCCGGGAAGTACGGCACACGCACAGCAGGCAGGTTGCCGATTCGCTTCTGGCTGATGATGATATCTGCCGCGAGCGCCTCGCTGTTTTCCTGCGGCTTGTTCACCAGCGGGAAATATTTGTCGGCCAGCAGCTTACGGCCAACGATGGCAACGAGTTTCGGGTCATCCTGATAAACCTCGTCAATCAGGTTATTGGTCGCATCCATCACCAGCGCGTCGAGGTTCTCATAGTCGCCGTTTCGACCGACGCGAATCACTGCCGAAACAACCTTACCGTCAGCATCGGTGATATTGCTCATCACACGCGTCGGGGCTTCATTGCGGTATTTCTGCAGCCAGCCGACGGCAACATCCTGCAGCATCGGATTTTTGGTGCGGTCAGAGGTGGCGGCGCGGGTGGTACCGTTAAAACCGGCCATGATGAAATCGAGCGCCTGACGCTTGACAATGGCGTCGCGGATGCGGCGCTGGAAGTCCTGAAAACGCGCCCACAGGTCGAGGGTTTTATATTTCAGGTGGAAGTCAAAGTTAATCTGGTCGCACTCGTACTTGTTGGATTCAAGCGCGGTGAAGTCTGCGGTCTTACGCTCATCATCGCCCGAGGTATCAGTCGTGCTGGCGATAGTACCGGTCACACCGACGCCGATTTTCTCACCCTTCATTTCTGCGACCGGCAGAATATTAATCGTCTGCAGAAACGCGGATGACTCCTGTACTTTGTTCATCAGCGTTTGCGTGACGGACGGCTCGACGGTGAATTTCTTACTGACATCATCAGTGCTGATGCCGTTCAGCTCAGCGACGCGGGTCAGATAGGCATTGAACTTAAAACGGGTTTCCGGGCGCATAGTCTTTCCTGTTTGAATTTATCGGTTAGTCACTGCATCGGACGGGGGTTCCGCCCGGTTTCTGTTCTGCGGTTTATCAGCAGTCGGTCAGCAGCTCGTCGCCACCTCCGCCGCTGGCTTTCGTACGTCGCGGCTGGCTGAAACTTTCGGTTTTGTCGAGGGTGGTTTTCAGGGCGGAAAATGCCTGGCTGGTTTCTTCAACCTTGCCGGTCAGTTCCTGTTTAAAGGTGGCTAGCGCGGTTTCCATATCGGAAAGACGCTTATCCTGCGCAGTGAGGCTGGTCTGCACATGTTCGCTGACGGTGGTCACCGCCTCATGCACATCATTCAGGCGCGCATCGTCGCTGACCTGTTTACGGCTGAAAATGGCTTTCACCTTGTCGGCCAGGCTGTTAAGCACTGTGTCGGGAACATCTTCAAATTCCAGTTCGGCCAGCGTGGCGACTGAAAAGACATTTTCAGGACTGGCCTTAAAGCGCTGCAGCGGGTTGTGCTTCGCCTTACGGCAGAATTCGAGGTATTCAGTGCCGAGGCTCGCAGGGTCATCAGTGACCGCAAGGCCGACAAGATAGCATTTGCCGGTGTTACCAAAATTCGGCTGAATTTCCATAGAGGTATAGACCTTCTGCGCGGCTTTATTCATCGCGATAAGGTCATCGGTTGGGGTGATTCTGGCGAACAACGCCCATTTGCCATTCAGCGCAGAATCGTCGTCAATCTTTTCGGCTTTCAGCTCAACCACATCGCCATAACGTTTAAACATGCCGTCGGGCAAAAGGCCGCGAATGTGTTCAAGGTTGATACGGCAACCGTAGACGCGCGGGTCATAGGTTTCGGCCATTTCCTGAATATCGCTGGCGCTGATAATGCGCCCGTCGCAGGTATCACCCTCGACGCCGATGCGAAAGAATTTTGAGACTTTTTTTGCCATTGTCAGGAGTCCTGAGGTTGGGGTTACGGGTCAACGCCAGTTTCCAGTCTCAGGACTCGCCAGACCACCAATGACGACTGGATAACCTCCCACACAACAGCACCTTAGCGAATCACTGACGGCCATTAAGTAGCCTTGCCCTGAATCCACTACGGCGAGGCATCAATGACCATTTCCACCGATACAACCTTATTGCATGACCCGCGACGACAGGCATCGCTGCTTTACTGGCAGGGCTTTTCCGTGCCACAGATTGCCGAAATGCTGCAGGTCAAGCGCCCGACCGTGCAGAGCTGGAAACAGCGCGACGGCTGGGACGGCATCGCACCGATTTCCCGTGTCGAAAGCAGCCTTGAGGCGCGCCTGATTCAGCTCATCGCCAAGCCGCAAAAGTCAGGCGGCGACTTCAAAGAGATTGACCTGCTCGGGCGGCAGATTGAGCGACTGGCGCGCGTCAACCGCTACAGCCAGACCGGCAACGAGGCCGACCTTAACCCCAACGTTGCCAACCGTAACAAGGGGGAGCGTAAGAGGCCGAAAAAGAACTTTTTCAGCGATGAGGCTGTCGCAAAGCTGGAAGAAATTTTCTTCGACCAGTCTTTCGAATACCAGTTGCAGTGGTACCGGGCAGGACTGGCGCACCGTATTCGCGATATTCTCAAATCCCGCCAGATTGGCGCGACGTTCTACTTTTCCCGCGAGGCACTGCTGCGCGCGCTCAAGACCGGCCATAACCAGATTTTTCTGTCGGCCAGTAAAACGCAGGCTTACGTGTTCCGGGAATACATCATCCAGTTTGCGCGACTGGTTGACGTCGACCTGACCGGCGACCCGATTGTCATCGGCAACAACGGCGCAAAGCTGATTTTTCTCGGCACCAATTCCAACACCGCGCAGAGCCATAACGGCGACCTGTATGTCGATGAAATATTCTGGATCCCGAATTTTCAGAAGCTGCGCAAAGTCGCATCGGGCATGGCCTCGCAAAAGCATCTGCGCTCAACTTACTTTTCGACACCTTCCACGCTGGCGCACGGCGCTTACCCCTTCTGGTCTGGCGAGCTGTTCAACAAGGGGCGCGCCAGTGCCGCTGACCGCATCGAAATCGACATCAGTCACAGCGCGCTCGCCGGTGGGCTTCTTTGCGCTGACGGACAGTGGCGGCAGATTGTCACTATTGAGGACGCCCTTGCCGGTGGCTGCACCCTGTTCGACCTCGACCAGCTCAGACGCGAAAACAGTGATGAGGACTTTAAGAACCTGTTTATGTGCGAGTTTGTCGACGATAAGGCATCGGTATTCCCGTTCGAGGAGCTGCAGCGCTGCATGGTCGACGTGATGGAAACATGGGAGGACTTCGCCCCGTTCGCCGACCATCCATTCGGCTCGCGCCCGGTCTGGATTGGCTACGACCCGTCCCACACCGGCGACAGTGCCGGATGTGTCGTACTCGCGCCGCCGGTGGTTTCGGGTGGCAAGTTTCGCATGCTGGAGCGTCACCAGTGGAAAGGCATGGACTTTGCCGCACAGGCAGAAGGCATCCGCAGGCTCACTGAGAAATACAACGTCGAATACATCGGCATTGACGCGACCGGCCTCGGTCTCGGTGTATTCCAGTTGGTGCGCTCATTCTACCCGGCGGCTCGCGGTATCCGTTACACACCAGAAATGAAAACCGCAATGGTGCTCAAGGCGAAAGACACGATTCGCCGTGGCTGTCTGGAGTACGACGCCGGCGCAACTGACGTCACACAGTCGTTTATGTCCATCCGCAAAACCATGACCAGCAGCGGGCGCAGCGCCACCTATGAGGCCAGCCGCACCGAGGAGGCCAGTCACGCTGATATCGCATGGGCCACCATGCACGCCCTGTTAAACGAACCGCTTTCTGCCGGTAGCGGTATGCAGCCTAAATCTATTCTGGAGTTCAACTAATGGGTAAGCAAAAATCCCGTAAAGCCGCCGCGCAGAAAGCCCGCGCACCACAGCAACTAAAAGCCAGCGCACCGCAAAAAATGGAGGCATTCACCTTCGGTGAGCCGGTGCCGGTGCTCGATAAGCGCGATATTCTGGATTACGTCGAGTGCATCAGTAACGGCAAATGGTACGAGCCGCCGGTCAGCTTCTCCGGGCTGGCAAAAAGCCTGCGCTCTGCAGTGCATCACAGCTCGCCGATTTACGTTAAACGCAATGTGCTCGCAAGTACCTACATTCCGCATCCACTGCTGTCCCGTCAGGATTTCAGCCGCTTTGCGCTCGACTATCTGGTATTCGGTAACGCCTTTCTTGAGCAGCGCCACAGCGTCACCGGACAGTTAATCAAACTGCTGACTTCACCGGCAAAATACACCCGGCGCGGGGTCGATGACTCGGTTTTCTGGTTTGTGGAAAACTTCACTCAGCCGCATGAATTCGCACCCGATACCGTGTTCCACCTGCTGGAGCCTGATATTAATCAGGAGATTTACGGCCTGCCTGAATATCTCAGCGCACTTAATTCCGCCTGGCTGAATGAATCCGCGACGCTGTTCCGCCGCAAGTATTACCAGAACGGCGCGCACGCAGGTTACATCATGTATGTGACTGACCCGGCGCAAAGCGCGACTGACGTCGAATCGCTGCGCGATGCAATGCGTAACTCTAAAGGGCTCGGCAACTTTAAAAACCTGTTTTTCTACTCACCGAACGGGAAACCGGACGGCATAAAAATCGTGCCATTGAGCGAGGTCGCCACAAAGGATGACTTTTTCAACATCAAAAAAGCCAGCGCCGCCGACCTGATGGATGCGCACCGCGTACCGTTCCAGCTCATGGGCGGCAAGCCTGAGAATATTGGCTCAATGGGTGACGTTGAGAAGGTGGCAAAGGTCTTTGTGCGTAACGAGTTATCGCCGCTACAGGACAGGTTCAGGGAGGTAAACGACTGGCTCGGCATGGAGGTCATCAGGTTCAAAGAGTACACCCTCGACAACCCGGAATAATTCCCCCTCAAGCCGCCAGTATTGGCGGCTTTTCATACCCCACCATCATCACGCCTCAGACGCCCCACACGCGCACAACCACACCCGACCACCAACGAACCGACAGCGACTATTAACGCGCCGTCACGACGCGCTCAGACGATAATTTTTATTATTACGCACCACCGCTAGCGCGCAATGCTTTCCCCGCCACGCCTGCCTGCTTTATGGGTCGGTTTTAATGCAGTTGAATTTATAGCGGAAAGGCGCACCATTGCTGGCGCGCCCATACATCAAGGTATTTATATTTTAGATGCAAATATAGGCACTTTAATGCACTTGTTGAGTTGCCTCAGATACCTTTCCATCTTCAGTGGTTTTTATAAGATCTACATTATTGATTAATGCTTGGATTCGCTTGTCGTTAGGCGACCGTTCAACAAGGTGATCTAAAAACTCCTGCCACTGACGTTTGGCTTCCGAAAGTAGATCTCCCCAAGTTAGCGTTTCAAGACCATCCTCTTTAAGCTTTCTGACTTTTTTCAAAAAAGCAGAATTCTTTTTGGTTATTTTGTCAGCTACTAAGTAACCGGTAGCATTATTAAATCTTGAGCCTGTTGAGTTTTCTATATGTCCTCGGAATGTATCAACATATGTCTCGAATCTGGTTAGATGGTCTAAGTCGATGGTTAGGCCTGGACGCATGAATTCTAGGATAAGTAAATGTTCACCGCTGGCTAAAACTAAATCAACTCGACCATTAAAATCTTCTTCTTTATCCAGTCCTGAATCTTTCGCAGCTTCAGTTGCTAAATCCCCGACATTCCTCTCTTTAGCAAAAGTTTCCCATTTTGGAGATATCAGCCAAGGGTTGTTTGCGATATAGTCACGCACAGCGTTCTCTAACTCTCTGTTTTTTATGCGAGACTCTAACCCTATGATAGTATCAAGCTTAGCTTTAACTGATTCAGCGGTGTGTAAGGCTTGAATTGTGTTTGCTTCAATAAGCATAGAAAGGAGTTTGTCTCCATCCATATCCGGCACTTCTGCAACTTGTCTAATCAGCTCTTTTAGGCGCCCGCCTTCCCATGCAGTTAATATTGAGTTACCCAGTTCTTTAAACTGCTCGGCATTAATTTGATGAATGCTCGCTAATTTTTTAAGCGCTGTCATAATCGTTTTCTTCTCGCTTGGTGCGAGCTTTTCGATTCTAGAACTGAAGTCAGAAACTTTATCTTCGATTAGCTTTGTTTTCTCTTCGGCTCTGCGGTCTTTCCATATTCTCAGCAAACTACGGATGCGAGACTTTCCCCATTCTTCAAGTGTTGCTAAATGATGGTGACCCCAGTTTAAACGTTGCCGTTCTGTTGATATTACGTCTTCATCAAATTCATCAAGGTAATCAGCTATTACCGCACCAGTCATGTATTCAGGGCCATTCTGACTAGGTAAGCCACCAGTTAAATTAAACATAAATGGTCTTTGTGATAATTTACCATGAGAGAAAATGGAAATGCCTTGCAGTTCATCTTCTTTAATCGTTTCTTTAAGGAAGAATACTCGCCATTTTATTTGGTGCTCGCCGACCATCTCAGTACCCCAACCATCCTTGTCGATGGTGGTTAGTCCTTCAGGTTTCTCTGTCGGCTTATAATCTTTAGGGAATGACATTTCTGACTGAGTTAGGAAGTTTTCTGTCGGTATTATATTCCCATCAACGCTTACATAAAAATTGGCGGCGGAAGCATTAACAGAAAAACGTCTGGCCATCGATGTTGAAAAATAATCGGCTGAAATCAAACGTTGAAGTTTTAACCCTGTGAGCTTGATTGTTGTACCGTGACTGGCCTTTAATTCTTCATTGGGTTCGACTCTTTCAATTACATCTATAGAAAGTTTGGATGTGTTGATATAGTCATTGTTGGATGAATCACGAATTTTATCAATATCAAGGATGAATGATGTTTTTTCGCCAGTATCTTTGCTAATAGTTGTAACGGTAATAACTGATGCAATACCAAAACCTGCAAATTTACCAATACCTTTTCTTCCCATTAATGGACGTTTAAGGTCTCTTGATAACGTTTTAGCATTTTTTTGACGTTTGTCATACCCGACAGTCAGAAATTTATTCTGACACTCATCTTGAGTCATGCCGATACCATTATCTTGTATTGTAATGGAAAATTCATCACGTGTAGGTAAGGTGATTTTCACTTCACTTGCATCAGCATCCCATGAGTTAGATACCATTTCTGCAATTGCTGCTGTTGGACTTTGATACATTTGGATCCCCAAATGATCAATTATTCTTCCATGAAAATTTAGAAATAATGAGTTTTCCATTTTATTATCCTAATTCTTTAAGGTGCTTTTTGATTACTTCGGCATGGCGCTTGATAAACTCAGGCGGTAAAGCGTTACCAATCATTAATGCGGCTCTATCTTTACCATATTTGATTGGGAAGTAATAACCAGCAGGGAAAGACTGCAATAAAGCAGCTTCTCGTAATGTTATGGCTCTATCCTGAGTCGGATGAAGGAACCTTCCCTTTGAGGGATTGGTACAACCGCTGGTGATAGTGGGTGACACAGCATCCCATTTCATACGGCCATAAACATCCTTAAACCCGTCCGGATACTTTTTATGACATGGTAACCAGTACTCATAAGGTAAATCCGACCGACTGCCCCCATCTTTTGGGACAAGCCTTATCATTTTCTTGACTTTTTCAGTTCTGTTTTCTTTTATATTATGCAGAAAGTCATCGCTATGCTGGGGTAATGGTAGATCGCCGATAGCATCTTTTACTGTGATTTGTTTGTTGTTTTTTTCTGCTCTTGGTAAATACCCAAGTCTTGACGCTAGCATTACCATCCGACGTCGTCTTTGAGGTACACCAAAATATGAAGCATCTTCAATAGCTACTGAGTTATCATCAATAAAATAACCAAGCCGACTTAGCTCATCACAGAATATTTTTATACGATAATCTTTAGCTAATGCTGGGACATTTTCCAGCATTACGACTTTCGGAAGAAAGCATTTAACAAAATCCAAGAATGAAAAAATTAAGTCATTACGTTCATCACTGACTGACGAGTTTTTATTTCTTGTTCTTAAACTTGAAAATCCCTGACAAGGGGGGCAACCAGCAAGTAGTTCGAGCTGCCCTGGCTCGAGGCCGAGCTCGTTCATGATTCTTACTGGGGATAGTTCTCTGATGTCCCCGGTATGCAAAGACACATCAGGATGGTTCTGCATATAGGTTTCAGAAACAATAGGCTCTTTTTCAACAGCCGACACAACATCAAAGCCAGCCATCTTCAGACCAACTGTCAGGCCACCTGCGCCGCAGAAGAGATCTATCGCTTTCATAAAATCCTTATCAAATCCAAACAATTCTAGAGCTATAAAAAAACATGCAGTGAGTATAAATGAGACACCATTTTCAGCAAAACTATCTTTTGTCGGAATCTATCTAGTCTCTGGAAAATGTAGGTTTTGGTGCTGTCTAGCATCACAAGCACCGCTCTGTGGGGGGCCTGTGATGCTAATCAACCTTATAAAAAATTTCTTCTTCTTTTTCAAGACTCTCACTGTTTGCCAGATCGGCAATAAGAGTCAGTGCTAGCTTTAATTCTGCTGGCTTGCAGTTTGCAATCAGAGATACCTCGGCAATAAATTGCACACAAGCCCACTTTTGCTGCGTTCGGCTGAAATGTTCGCCAACCATGAAATCCCTCCCATAGGGTGTACTGTATATTTATACAGTAGCACGTATTGATAAAAGATGGGAAGAAAAAAATGAACAGGGTGATTGCTGTATGTTCATGATATGGATGTGAATTACTCAGATATTGGTTTTTGCTGCTTCAGCCATCGCAGCAACACGATTAAGGATTTTCCTGGCTTTAGCCTGATGCGATGGCGCTGCGGAAAATATTTCACCTTTGGACGTTCCGCGTAGCCATTTGCCATCAAAACAACTTTTACCACCGGCCATCAGGTGCAGGGCTTCGCCCCGGCTGATTGTGATGCCGGTAGTCAGATGTATCTCGTCGATAGTTTTCGCTATAGCTGCGTTTTGCTCATCCGTTCCGTGGATGAATTTTCGCCGTATTGCTGGCTTTTGCTTCCTGAGTCGGTTTGTCAGCTCTCGTTTTTCACGTCGACTTAGGGGCTTAGATAAATCGAGTTCCGGTGGATCGCTTTCGCTTCCCGTACAGTTATTGACAGAACTCCGAGAGGGCGCAGGAGCGCCCTTAACGTCAACGGCCAAATCAACGGCACGCTTCGGAACAATTTTCCACTGCGTAAGCCGGGTTAAAATCGGAGTGCCTGCACCAATGGTGGAATCGTACACACCTTTGATACAGACTATTTCCTCACCATACTGATTAAGCTCTGTTCGCGGCTCGTAAAGAGTGCGCACCTGTAATTCGTCCCGACGGACGAAAGGCCCACCCTGAGCGTTAACATAGTCAGCCCAACGGCCATAATGAGCGGCGTCATGTACTTCGGCGAATTCAACACTAAGCGCCCTTGCCGTTTCCGGGTCAGCCATTTTTCGAAGCTCCCTATATACCGTCACAGGAGCGCCGCCGATAAACTGAAACTGACGGATATGCCAGCGAGCCGCCCATGCTGAAACGGCGGGGGCCGTCTCTTTTAGCAGCTCACCGCTTTCGTCATCGGTTTCGTCATCGAGAGCATAACCGTCGATGTTTTTAGAAATGTATTTCGCGACATAACCGGTAGCACTACCTTTCTCCGGGTCGATAGCCTCAGCATGAAAGCGGGCTTTTTTAGCCTTATCACTTTTAAGTTCGTGGCGGTCTTCCTCCCATGCATAATCGCGGATGATGAGGCGCACGCGCTTGACATCTTCCGGCAACATGAAAATAAGCATGTGCCAATGCGGCGTTCCGTCGTGATGAGGCTCGGCAACACGTATGCCGAAAATACGGATTTCTTCCCGGTGCAGTTTCGCACGGATGCGCGCCCAAATACCGGTGAGATAATTTTGTGTATCAGCCGGGCTGGCACCTTTCCATTTAGTATTTCGGTAACCCGCTTTAGTTGTGGCGTGATATTTAGACGGTGCGGTCAGGGTATAAAATTCCCCAACATAGCCGAGCTCATTGCAGATATTTTCAAAACCACGAATGCGGGTCATAAGTTCACAGCGGCGTATAGCCTGGTTAGCGACCGAGCCGTCAAATTTTTCAATCAGGCTGATACGGTTGCCGTCTTCGTCTTCGAGATCCAGACCTTTGAGAAATTCACGGGTGCGGCGCTTTTGTTCACGCCAGTCAGTCACGCAGTTTTTACTCGCATAGGCATACTTTTTCTTGCTGACGTTGCCGACAGCAATTTGCAGATGTTCGCGCCATGCAGCCGCAATGCGACGCAGACGACCACGCCACCACACATCGTTAAACATACGAGCGATAGCCGGGGCGATTTCATCCTCGCCAAAATATTTCTTAGTCACACGCTCCCATTTCGGCGGTGTAACGTTGAATTGCAGTGAAATAAAACCGGCGCGCATGTACCAGGTGTACAGCGTTTTGAGTTCGCTAAATCCGGTGTCATCAATATCAGCCAGTTCAGCACGAATGAAATTAGCGATATCAGCGGCCAGCAGGTCAATATCGGCGCGCGACATATCCGGGAGGCGGTTAAATCTGGCGACCATATTGACCATGCGTGACGCCAGATATTGCATAAGCTGGGTATCAAAATGACCATCGAAAACAGCGGCTGATACATTGCTGTTGATGCCCGAGCACTCGATTTTTTTGCGACCAGTTCAAGACGTGGCAATGCCTTTTTGCAGAAGCTGATTAAAAAGGCATTGGCTCGTTGACTGCCCTGAGTTTGCTCCAGCACTGCAGCGGTGCGATAAACGTCAAAACGCACGCACTCAGGCTGGAGAGAAAGCACTTTTCTCGCATGCAGCAAAGCCGCGAACATACGGTCGCGGCGATGCTGTTGGTCATAGGTAAGATATGGGCTGGCTATTGCCGACCGTGGAGCGTTCCACGGAAAAGCATATTTAACACCTACCGACATGATTTACTCTTTACACCTTCCAATGCCGAAAAAACATCAATGCACTCGGTTACAATGTCATCAGTAATTGTGCAAATCTCAGAGAGTGAATTAACTCCGCGTGTTAAAACTTGACGAAATATCTCATCAGAAATGATATCTCGAACTAAAAGAGCCTTGTCCTCATAGAGAGCCGCAAGAGAAAAACTGTGCTCTGAATTAGAATAGCTTCTGCGATATAACGAATATTCTGCACTCCCTGCATCTTCTGGAGCCAAGTCAATACGATAATTATTAGCAATTAAATAACTCATACTCCCCCCATATAATGTTTTCTTTTTAGTTCGCTTATTTCCTGACAGGTCACGCACAAATCCACGCCCGGAATCGCAATGCGGCGAGCTTCTGGGATTGGTGCGTCACATTTTTCGCAGAAAAAACGGGAAGGTGCAGCGATACGGCTGCGCGCTTTGTTGATGTAGCGCTCGCGGTCTTCCTGCTCACGCTGTTGGGCTAAATCAATTGTGTCAGCCATTAGTGCAGCTCCTGTGATTCGTTCTCAAAGCGAGTGGCTTCGCGGCGCAGCAGTTCTGCAGCTTCGGTCCCGCTCATACCCTCTTTGGTGATATAGATAGCCAGCGCCTCAAGGCGGATGGAAACAGCGAGCGCGCGGTCTTTACGCTCTTCTTTTTTTGCATCGGTCAGCATTACGGCCAGCGCATCACTATCAGTGCTAAAACTACGGATTTCGGTATTACGCATAATTAACTCTCCTGATTTCGGGCAATAAGAATCCCGGCGGGTTTACGCCATTAAATTTCTGTTTTGATTAATTCGGCATGGTTAGCCGTTTGGGAAATAAACTCACCACTGCACGAAAATGATTCATCGCTGTAATAAGCGCCTTTTTCTCGTCAGTAGTCAGCTCACTTAATTCGAGCTCATGACGAGCCGCCGGTATTTTTGCCAGAAAGAAAATAGCGGCCAGCGCCCGATTATTTTCTTCAAATTGTGGGTCACGTTTATCGCGCATATCATCGACAAAGCGCTCAACCTCTTTCCAGCTATCGCCCCAATATCTCGCGCGCAATTCAGCCACATGATTGAGACCGGCCAGACGTTCACCCGCTTTTAGCGGAACATTCGCGGAAACAGCTTCGATAGCCATGATTCCCCCTGCTTTTGAGTAGAGAGGCCAGCCAGTAAATCAGCCTGTGAGCGGCTCGGGTGCCAGCGCTTGCCGTCCTTACCTGCGATCCAGCCGTGGCCGTAGTGCATGCCGGGGCTTTGCTTTACGAGCAGGGACGCGAATGACGGTTCACTTTTCAGCATACGCACCTCAAATCAGACCGAATGACGCGCCAATACCGCTCATGGTATCGACCACGCTCGTCATAGCGGGATTAGTCTGCAGACGCGCATGCAGCGCCAGTGCCGACAATGACAACATGCGAATGCCAGCGTTAACGCTTTCAATCATGTTGTGTTTACGGGCAGAGGTCAGGCGTTCATCTGATACCGCACCGCTCGCCAGTTCGCCGAGTTCACGCATTGCGCGCATGACATAAGACTGCAATTTGTCTTTAGCCAGCTCATTAACCGGTACGCATGGCAGGCAATGAATCTGAGCCAGAAAACCATCAACGAGGGTTGAGTCTTCTGTCAGGTCAGTCAGCAGCCACAATTCAGGCGGTGTGAACTGGTGAGGCTGTTCCGGGTTGAGCTTGTTACGTAACGTTTGAACGTTCATACCCGCACGCTCGGCCAGCTTCGCCATGTTGTGACGCTGCGCGAAAATGCGGCATGCTTCGTCATAGTGGGGATGTTTGGAAACCTGAAAATCAAACATGGTTAAATTCCCTCTAACTTGCATAATCAAATTCAGTTAAGAGCGGTGCGCTGGTCGATGTAGCGACAATCAATCGCTTGTTGAGTCAGCTTATCGCGCCATGCTTTTACGTTTACGAGGGTTCGGCTTCGTTTAGCAGCTTCCTCTTTGTTGGAAAAGTCTTTGGTCGGAGCTTTGAGAAGGATGCCCTCATCGAGCCATTGCCAGACCAGACGCTCGCTAACACCGCGAGTAGCGGCGAAGTCTTTCACTGTCATGGTGTCGGACATTGCGGAGCGAATCATTGTCTGCAGAGCTGGAAGCATGGCGGTAACGATGGCATCAAACTGCGTTGGATCTAACAGCACAGTTTGATTTTGTGAGTTTTGCGAGTCGTGAGTCGAGATTGATTTTGCATCTGACATATCGCATTATCTCCTGTTGTTTGAAATGTAGTGCAGTGGTGTGCATCTTGGTCGATGAGCACCAATATAGATCGCTAAATTTTTGTTGTAAACAAAATTCTTGTTGGTGTGATATGGCGAAAAATGATGTTGACGCTCCAGCTGCTCTGGAGCGAGTCCTTTCTGCATACGGCTTTAAGCAGCAAAAGGAACTCGCTGAAAGGCTCGGTATCCATGCAAATAACGTAAGTAGCTGGCTTGCAAGAAACGTAATTCCAAGCAACGTTTTCGTTGAGTGCGCTCTTGATACAGGGGCTGACTTGCGCTGGCTTGTTAATGGTGAGCTTGCAAATGCAAACTTGGACGTGGGGCAAGTAAATCTCAAAGGTAAGCAACTCTATGATGAAATCATGGCAAATGGAGGAAGGGCGGTATTGCGTCGCATCCTCGATGCCTATGGTTTTACGATGCAAAAAGAGCTTGGAGATTTATTAGGCATATCTTCTGGCACTATAAGTACTTGGGTTAGACGCGATTTTTTCCCTGGTGACGTGGTTGTGACCTGCGCCCTCGATACTGGTGTTTCGTTAGGATGGTTGTCTACGGGAAAAGGCCAAATGCGTAACAGCAAAGATGGGGAACCGTCTAATGCTTTAACAATCAGGAAATGCCGCCTTGAAGCTGGCGAGCTCAAAGATATCGGGCATTGGACTCCTGATGTCTCTATGGTTCCGGCAAACACTGATGATTTAGTGTTTATTGATGGCGTGAGTGCATCTTGGCTCGTCGACTGTTCCAGCTCAAAAATAGGAAATGGCCGCTGGCTTATTGGTATTGATGGTGCTCTTGATGTCTTTGACGTAATCAGATTGCCGGGTGGGAAAGTTAGACTATCGAATAAGTCTGCTGAATTTGAATGCAACATTACAGACATTACGCCTGCTGGGGCTGTGATATTCACTCTGGAAAAACATGTATAAGGGAACTTATGAAACGTAAACTTTTTTTAACTCTGCTTCTTACTCTTTCGTTTGGTGTCGCTGCTGCTGAAAAAACCAAAGAGATAGACGGTTCTACCTATGGCGATAAGTGGCCTCTAACCTTTGAAAAGGCGAAAGTATCATGTGTTAACCGTGCTTATGCTTTTGTGTACGACGTTAAAACTGATGACAGATATCCATTGAATGGCATGGCTGTTGATGCTGTTAAGTCAGGAAAGATGGAAGGATCTAACTTAGATGACGTATGGAAGGATGACCCTGATTATGACGGTGTTAAAATTTCCATTTCACCGGTGATTGATGCCGCTACAGCCCTTTGTAATTAATTCTCTTTTAGCCTCGGTGTCGCAATGACTGTAAGTAAACAAAAAAGTGGCAAATGGTTATGTGAACTCTATCCAAATGGTCGAGAAGGTCGGCGAATACGTCGGCAATTCAATACCAAAGGTGAGGCCGAGGCATTCGAATCATTTACCAAAAGCGAGAGTGAAGATAAGCCGTGGCTCGGCAAGAAAGAAGACCGCCGACGCTTAAGTGAGATTATCCAGCTTTGGCATAATTTACATGGACAGGCGTTGGTCGCCAGTAAATCGCGGTTGGCAAAGCTTCAAATTGTATGTAACGGGTTGGGCGACCCTATTGCATCTCGTCTTACCGCTAAAGATTGGGCTCATTACCGTGACCGTCGATTGCGTGGCGAAATAGACAACGGCTATCACAAAGACCCGGCGAAATGGATCGCCAAACCTATAACTGTCAATCGCGAGCAGCAATACCTCGAAGCGGTGTTCAATGAACTGCGACGATTAGGGGAGTGGAGTTTACCCAATCCACTGGACGGGATTCGCGTATTCAAAGAAGCTGAGAAAGAAATGTCCTGGCTAACTTTGTCTCAGCTCCCGGAACTGTTCCGAGCCTGTGAACAATATGGCAAAGAAAATCTTACGATGATTGTTAAGGTTTGCTTGGCTACCGGCGCGCGATGGGGAGAAGCCGAGAGACTTACACGTCCCCAACTTTCCCCCTGCAAGCTGACTTTCACCAAAACCAAAGGTAAGAAGAATCGCACGGTTCCGATTCCTAAATGGCTCTACGACGAGTTGTCTGAACGTCAGGGGAGAATGTTCAAACCTTGCTATCAAGACTTTAAGAAGATGCTCAAGCTTACGAACATTGAGCTGACGGAAGGGCAGAAGACTCATGTTTTGCGTCATACCTTTGGTGCGCATTTTATGATGAACGGCGGAAATATACTGGTGCTGCAGAAAATACTCGGACATGCCAACATTCGAGAAACAATGAAGTATGCACACTTTGCGCCTGACCATCTTGAGCAAGCTGTTACCCTTAATCCGTTGTCGCTATATGTTGGCGACAGTGTGGCGGCAGAGCTTGCATAACACTGCAATTCACTGCATTAAAAATTACATTAACTAATTGTTTTATATGATAAGTGTTTGTTTGTTAGGTGGTGTTAATAGGAGCGTCTTAACTAAGAACGCGCTTTCGCAACATCCGAAAGCTTGTAGAAAAGAAGGGGCTGGCATTACGCTGGCCCCTTTTTTATGGGTTTGCTCCACGCCATAGACGGTTGCATGATTAGGCTGGGTCTGTGGTCTCAACGCTGAGTCAGAAACGGCCAGGCCCGTTCCTTAGTTTAGCGAGCGTTCCGCACGCCGGTGTTTAGCCTGATACATATTTCGATCGGCCAGTTCTTGTAGTTTTTCGGCAGTGGCATGTTCCCATGTCAGCGCAAAGCCAATACTCAGGGTCATCGTTATTCGCTGGCCGTTATGCAGTTCAAAAGGTCGATTAAACGCCTGGGATAGCGCTGCGCAAATACGTTGTACTTCATATTCCGAATGTACATCGTAAAGCACCATCGCAAATTCATCGCCGCCGAGTCGGTAAGTCTGATAACGGCTACCACCGAATTCCGCTAATCTTTTGGCAACCTCTATAAGTACGCGGTCGCCTGCCGCATGTCCCCAGGTATCATTAATATATTTAAAGTTATCGCCATCCAGAAATAACAATGCCGAACTGCTACGAGCGGAATTGTCCTTCATCAGCGCGTTAATACAGCTGCGAAATGCCGCGCGATTGGCAAGCCCCGTCAGCGGATCGTGCAGCGCGGTACGTAGTAACTGGGCATTTTTAGCCTGAAGCCGTAGCTGCCATTCTTCCATCTCATCCAGAAGGCTATTGAAATCCTGCGCAAACAGGTGAAATTCCGCAATACGCTCATCAGGTACCCGGCGTGAAAAATTTCGGTTAGTGCGAACGTCGTGTACAACTTCAGTAATATTTTGCAGCGCATCCACAACGCCATTGTGTAAATAACGCGTGAGCAGCAGGGCAATGCCGGATGCCAGCAGAATACATCCTGTCAGCACTGCCAGCGATAGCCAGATAAAATGACCAATAAGGCTGTCGCGGGCGACAAGCCGTACTTCGCCGATGGCCCTGCCGTTGTGCCAGACGGGTTGCGATACCGGCAATGGAAAAAGCCAGTGGCTAATTAAGCCGATGAGCTTATCGTCTGCGGCTCGCGCATCATAGCGCCATGAGGCGATAGCACGGCCATTTTTATCGCGGACCTCCGCCGCTGAAAATTGTCCCTGGCGTCCCAGTGTGGCGAGCGTTTCCGCTGCGGCCGCGTTATCGGAAAATACCAGCGCCGCTTCAAGGCTATGGGCCATTGTGGCGGCGGTCAAATCGAGATTTTTTTGCGCATACTGTTTGAGCGTAAGGACAGACGCAACGCAAATTAATAGCCAGATCAATGTCATTGTAAGCAGCACGCTGATTATACTAATCCGCCGTAGTGTGCGTTTAAATGTTGGCCTGGACAGAGAAAATTCCTTATTCAT